GAACGCCCGAATGTTTTCTCAAGCGTAACTGCGGCCTGACCGAACCACACGCCAGTTAAGTTTTCTTCACGGTTGCGAACGGGATTTCCGTCGCAACCGGGCGTCTCTTTGATCTTACAACGCGAAAGTGGGGGCGGGCTTCAGCTCGGCAAGGACCGCTGGCGACGAATCAAACAGTTCACGGCGCGACAGGCCTTCGCGCGTCTGAACATACAGGGCCGCCTTGCCGATGGCGCCGCGGCGTTCGACCACGACGATCCGGCCGCCGGGACGCAGGGCCGCGCCCCACGATTCGGGCAGGCTCTCGACGCCGCCTTCGGAAATGATCAGATCCCATCCTTCGCCGGTCGGCTGAGCCAACGGCGCGACGACCGTGGTCACGCCCTCGTCCGCCAGAGCCTCGCCGACCACGGCGAACACAGCGTCGTCCGATTCCTGGGCCGTGACACTGGCGCCCATACGGGCCAGCAGGGCGGCGGCGTAGGGCGCGGCGATCGCCAAGGCCTTCTCGCCTTCGCGTGCATCGGCGGCTTGCAGCAGCTTGGCGACGTCGCGCGCCGGCATCAGGCGGCGCTCGCCCGCGATCACGACCGATTCTTCGGAATAGGCGGCGAAGGCGCGGTCAGGCGCGCAGAACTTTTCACGCGGCACGGCCATCATGGCCAGGTGAATCGCGCGATCCGTCACGTCGTTCAATCGCACCTGCGAGTCGACCATGGCCTTGCGCTCTGCGGTGAAATCCATCTGTAGGCAGCCTTCAACGATAATCCGGGAGGAAAACTCGCGCGCTTATAGGTCCGTGCGTTGCAGCGGACAATCCGATCTGATAGCGAACGCCCCTCGCGATGACCGCCCCCGAGAAATCGGGGACAAAAAGCGGCCTGATGGCGGAGTGGTGACGCAGAGGACTGCAAATCCTTGCACCCGGGTTCGATTCCCGGTCAGGCCTCCATCGCGGTTTTTTAGCTGTTGAAAAACAACCCCTTAGGGGGAAGATTGTCTAACCTTGGCGGGGGTGGTTAGACACGATTGTTTGCTCTCTGTGCCCGTCTTGACCCGCTCCATAGCCGCGCCAGCAAGGGCTTTTTGAGTCGCCGCACGGGTGTATCGCTCGACCTCTTTGAGCGTCTTGTGGCCGGTGATCGATGCGATTTGGTGGGGCGTGCAGCCTGCCTCGGCCAATCTTCTGGCAGCGGCCTTGCGAATTCCGTGCGCAGTGCGTCCTTCTGGCAACCCCGCCGCTTTTGCGGAGTCAGTGAACCAGTTCCCAAAGCCTCGGGCGGTGTAGGGTTTGCCGTGCTGGGTCGCGATGAAGATCAGTTGGCCGCTGGCGTAGGCCTTGATAGATTCGGCCAGTTGCGCGTGGACGGGAATTTCGAGCGGCTGTCCGGTCTTCTCCTGTCGAACGACGACATGGCCGTCCAATACGTGCTGCGGCCCCATCTGACGCACATCGCCTGACCTCTGGGCTGTGTAGAGTAGAAGGTCGAAGGCAAGCCTCTCGCGCGTCCCCAGAGGCCACCTGCTTTCGAAGGTCGCAATCTCGGCTTCGGTCCAGGTGTGGTGCCCGTCCGTCTTGTTTTTCACAGGCCTCACGCCGATCGTCGGATCCGCCTTCAGCATGTCCCGCTCGATGGCGAAACGCATCAGGGCGCGAAACACCTTGAGAAAGGTGTTGGCGGCCGCAGGGCGGTCGGCGCGATTATCGACCCACTTGCGCACATTGGCGCTGGTGATCTTGGCCACGGGCAGGACGCCGGCCGTCTCCCTGAACCGCTCTATGATGTTGCGATAGGTCTTCTGCGTTACGGGAGCCAAGCGCTTGAAGTCGGCGGACGCGTAATAGGCGACAACGACGGCGGACAGACTGCCCGTCATTGTGCGCCTTGATCCGATCTCGACCTTCTTGGCGGCATCGGCGGCGCCATACCACGTCCACCACGCCTCTGTGCCGAACTGTTCGCGAGTCTGGCTTTGAGGAAAGCCGGGGCGACGAAAGCGCCATCTGAGAACGCCGTGCCGGTCCCTGTAGGCCGAGACATAGGCGGGCTTCTTCACGCAACCTGATCCCATGGATTGTCTTCTTCAACATGGGGCAGATCGGAAAAGGCGGCGTCAAGCTCCAGACGGTCCCAAACCAGGCGGCGGTCGATGGGTCGCGGTGGCGGCATCCGGCCGTCAGCAACCATTTCATCAAACTTGCTGACGCCCACACCGATGTAGGCGGCGCCCTCGACCCGAGACAGACCACGGGGCGGGCAGCTCATCGGCAAGACGTTGCGGTTGGCGCTCATCCCTCCCCCTTCCCATTGCGGGCGAGGAAGGCGTCAGCGGCCTCGATTGCGCCCGGAGCAGGCACGAGTTCGACGCAGCGCGCGAGGTGTTCCCTCGCCTCCTTCAGTTCAGCGATCAGGGCTTTGATGGTAGCGGGGTTGGCGGCTGCGATGAAGGCGCGGTCTTGAGGGAGAAACTGTCCGAAGTTTTGTCGCCCGAGCAGGTTCTCTTCAGTATACCATGGATCACCAAAAGAGCAGCGATCCGCCAGCTTCTCCAGCGCGTCTAGGTCGATGGTCATGCGTCACCTGTCGGGGCGGCGGGAAGCGCGTTTAAAGCGTCATCGGCGCACTGGATTAGGACCGCGCATCGCTCGCGCATCTTGGCAACTGCACGGTCCGTCTTGGCGGTACGCTGGCTCTTGCTAAAGCCGTCCTCCAACTCGGCTAGATCGCGCTGCACGTTGGCGGCGATGTCCTTGATGAAGTCCAACTCGGACTTGATGCGCCGCTCCCCGCCCCCTGGCAGCGGCGATGCGGGGGCGGCTGAGAGCATGGCGCGGTAAAGGGTTGATACCTGCCCCTCATCAACCCATCCTTCGAACAGGTTAGTTGCCGCATCTACGCCAGCATTCTGCATCGCCTCCGTTGGCTCCACAGGCACCAGGCGCAGCGCATCGGTGGGGGCCAGCCCCGACGTGTTCGCGTTAGAGGGGGCGCTCATTTGGCATAATCCCTGAATGAGCGCTGTCCGCCGTTGCGGATGATTTGAACAGTTCGCAACCACGCCAACTTTCCATTTGTCAGGCGCTTAGGAAGCCATGTGAAATATGGGCCATAGCTAGTAGCCATCACTCTCCCCCTTCCTTCGCGGTGGTCGATTTCAGGGCGGAAATAAGCTCGGACGCATAAGCCGCGTTGTCGTCCACGGCGTTGATTTTGTCCCGGTGCGTCATGGCGGTCGATTTCAGGGCGGCGAGGGCTTGCGGCGTCACAACGCGCTGAAACTCCTCAAGGCGCATCTTGCTTTCGTGAACCGTCAGGCCTCGTTCCGTGGCGTATTCTGCGACCTCAACCCATTTTTCGGGTATCCGCACCCTGTCGGCATCGGCGGCGGTCAGCTGCGCTTCAAGTTCCGCGATCCTCTCTTGGAACTCATACGCTGATGGTGTCGCTACCTCTCCGATCTCGGCCATAGGAATGACGCCTATCAGCGTCCCCTCTTCGTTGCGCGCTACCGGCACGTCCATCGTCGGCATGACGCGATAGGTTCCGTCCGCCCAGACGCACAGAGTGCGCGATGTCGTCAGGGCGCGCAGGATGCCCAAGGACGAAACCGGATCGTCCAGCGCGTCCGCGACCGTCAGCCCCGTCATTTGCTGGACAGGATCGCCCTCAAGAGGCAAGGCCGAAACTTTGCGCGGTTCGGCGGCGGGGGTAGGGGATGGGTGGGCGCGGGCAGAAAGGATTTCGTCGTGGGCTTTGCGAAGCCATCCGATCTGCACCATGTCTTTCAGGTCATCATAGTCTCGGCCTGGATACTGCGCGGCGAACAAGCGGCGCGCGACATCATCAAGACTTTCCCCCGCCGCCCCTTCGTCCTTGGCCTCGGCTCGGGCGGGGGTGGTGGAGAGGGCGGCCTTGGCGCGCGCAACGGCTGGGGCGACGTGACCGTGCCAATCACGTTCGTTGATGTCGTTTTCGAAATCAGCCAGCCGATCTAGCAGAAACGCAATCTCATCCTCCCCCTGTTGGCCGCCCAAGGCGAGGGGGCGGGCAGATAGGAGGGCTTCCAGCGTCGCGCAGTCGGCGGCCATTTCGTCGTCTTCATAGACGTGGGCCGCCATTTTCAGCCGGTCTAGCGCCTCCCGCGTCTCTCCGCTCGGTTGGGGGCGGGCGTCTGGCGATCCATTCGCCGTCGATGCGGATTGACAGATAGCAGAGTGTCCGAGAGCCGTGGAACTCGTACCGGTCCTGCCAGTTGGCGGCGCCGCACACGGTGTCTAGACGCTCCATAACGTCGCGGGCGTCGATGAAGGCGAGCGCCATGCCCTTCTTCTTGTCCGCCGTGGTGGAGCCGACGCGCCACGAAACGTTCTCTGGCGGGAAGGCGGCGGCGAGTGCATCGGTGATGCTGGTCATTGCAGGTGTCCGACGGCGGTCAACGCGGCGCGGATGGCGCGGGCGCGAGCCTGGGTTTCGGGAAGCGGCGACGTCGCGAGCCAGAGCCATTCGCTCCAGGCCTCGGAAGGCGTCGTCGGGCGCAGCAGGCCGTCCATCCAGACCATGATCGGCCGGGATGATGCGAAGGTCGGTCACGCTGCGGCTCCCATGCTCACCGGAACAGCCAGGGCCGAACCGGAAGGGTCTGTGTCAGGGGTGGGGTCGGCGTCGTTCGCGGCGTTCAGGCGGCGGCTCATGGCCTCGCCCAGCCGGACGGCGCTGGTGACGGAGCGGACCTGCAGGTCGATCAGCGTCCCGAGGATTTCGCGGGTCAGCGCGTCCTCTTCGGGTTCGCAGGTCGGCCCCCAGCGTTCGCGGAAGTCGCGGATCGCCTCGATGGCGGCGTCAACGGCTGTCGGGCCGACGCTGTCCTTGAGGGCGGTGATGGCGCGGATGCGGTTCATGCCGACACCTGCTGCTCGGAAGCCTCAGGCTGACGCGAACGCCGCAGCGTGGCGATGAACTCGGCCATCTGGTCGAACTGGCTTTCAAGTTCAGCAACGTGGAAAGCCGGGTCGATGCCGTGGCTAGCGAGCCAGTAAATGACTGCGGCGCTGTCGCTGACGTTTTTGGCGCACAAGCCGACGCGGATCACATCGCTCTGGAGAAACTGAGCGCTCATGCCGCCACCGCCGAGTACATCGCAGCTTTCGCCACGGTCAGCTCACGGCGCCATTCGGCAGCCTTGCGCTCTCCGATTTCCTTGCGGGCCAGATAGGCGGTCAGGGCATCGCCCTTGGCGACCGAGATCAGATAGTCGAGGTCGGCGTTCGCCCTGCCCTCTTCCATGGCCTGAAGGTCGTAGAGAGCGGCACGGATGGCGCTGTCACCGACTTCATTCCGGTGCGGGCCGAAGTCGCGCAGGGCGGCAGCGGACGATCCGGCATGCAGCGCCATCTTGCGGGCGGTCTCGGCGGCCGGGGTGACCGGCGCGTTCCAGATTTGATCGGCGATCTCTGCGCGTTCCGGCAGCAGGCGAAGCGCGGCTTCGTGCTTTCCGGGGCGGCGGCGGGTGGGGAGAAGCATGGATCACTCCGTTTCAACAGAAGTGATATTATCGGATAGTCCGATACGGTCAATCGGATTATCCGATATTGGCCGATAATGGCATTTTTGAGCGGGCCGAGATGTGTATCTGGCACTTTCGACATCCCGAACAACGTCTCCGCCTAGACTCGCGTGGGCGCTGTGTTAGGACACCCGACAGCCTCGCGTGATGCGATTGGCCGAAACAACTCGGGGGAGCCGAATGAACGAAGACATTTCCACGCAAGCGATACCCGCCTACGCGAAGATTGCTGAAGCCCTGGCGGGTAAGACCTTCCCCGCCAACTACGTTTATGGGATCGGCGCATCGAGCACGAGCAGCAGCGCCGTCAACGACGACGTCATCTATTCCGGACAGGTCGCTGGGTTCACCGCGAAGGCAGAAGGCGGCGTCTTCACCATCATCGATTCCGTGAAGGGCATCGTCTCCTTCGGCGGCGTCAACTACCAGATTATGGGGCCATCCAGCGACGGAAAGAGCGTGGTGCTGGGGATCACGAAAACTGAAAACATTGGCGGATCGACCTTTTCAAGCACGTCCCCTGCCCTGCTCGTCTCCAACAGCGGCACGGCTCCGGTCGGAAGCGTAAACTTCAACACGAACAACCCTTACACCACGCCGACGCCTGTTTGCTTTGCTGCCGGCACGCTGATCGACACGGTCAGCGGACCTGTCGCGATCGAGCTTTTGTCCGTTGGCGATGAGCTGATGACATCGGCAGGAACTTCAAAAGTCGTGTGGACGGGCTCAATGCGCATGCGCGCCGCCGGTACGCCTTGGGAAGCAAGCGTGGCGCCTGTTCGCATTTCGGCGAACGCCATTGCCGAAGCCGTTCCAGCGCGAGATCTGGTCGTATCGCCCGGGCATGGGATTGGGTTCGATCTTCTCGGACCAGTCTTGGTTCCGGCCGGCGTCCTGGTGAACGGCACAACTGTCACGGCAGAGTCACCCGAGTGGATCGACTACTGGCATGTCGAAGTCGAGGGGCACGCTATGATCATGGCTGAGGGCCTGTCGTGCGAGAGCTATCTCGACGTCGGAAACCGGGGCTCTTTTGAGGTTGCTCAACTCGACCAATCCAGCACCGTTCTGGATCCATCAGATGCGCAAGGCGCGTTCCCGCGTCTGTCGGAGGGCGCGCTTGTCGAAGCCGTCAAAGAACGTCTCCACGAGCGCGCCCTCTCACTGGGGTGGCAGCGTCAGGCGATCACTGAAGCGCCCAGCCTCGTGGTCGATGGCAATCGAGTGACTGGCGTGGATAGAGGTGACGCTGTTCGGTTCGTCGTGTCGGCAGACGCCTCTGAGATCGCCATCGCGGCTAGAACCTTCATTCCGGCGCTGCTCGATCCAAAAGTGCGCGATAGCCGCGAGCTTGGCGTCAAGGTTTTGGCAATCGAGGCAACCGACGGGTTTCAAACGAACGTCATTCGCGCCGATCATGACGATCTGCAGAATGGTTTCCACGGCACCGAATTTGAGCCGATGCCCGCGCGCTGGACAGGCAGCACCGCGGTCGTTCCCCCTTCAATCCTCAATGGCCTTGAGGGCGATGTCTATCTGACGCTTCGCCTGGCCGATCGCGCCCGCGAGACGGTCGAACTGGTGGACGAAGCCAGTATCCTTAAGGCGGCTTAATCAGGGTGAGCGGCGGCTTCCGTTGAGGCCGCCGCAACCACCTCTACTCACCTAGACCGGGCCGTCCGGTCAGACGATCACATTCTTCTGGTGACCCACCGAACGCGGCCTATGATACGCACACGATCTTCCGGCACGCGATATTCGCCGTGCAGCGGGTTGTCTGACTTCAGCCGGACTTCGCTCGGTTCGCTTCCGGGCACGCGCTCCAAGCGCTTGCAGACCAAGGCGTCGCCGTCCCAGACCGCAAAGATGCCGGGAAGACCCAAGCGCTGGTCGGAAAGATCAATCAGGACATAATCCCCGCTCGAGAGCGTCGGCTCCATGGAGTCGCCTATGACCTCCTGAACGGTGGCTTGTGCCGGCGCCACGCCGAGACGGTCCACGACCAAGAAGCGCGGCAGCGTCCAGTACCTACGGGTCGTTTCTCGATCCACTGCGAAGCCGCCTCCTGCGGACAGCCTCACGTCGTATTCAGGGACTGCGACAGAATCGGGCGCATCGGCGTTTGCGTCGATCTCGACCGGCTCCTCGGAGGTTTCGCCCTCCCCCGGTTCGAAATAGCTGCGCGGCTTGCCGAAGATTTTGGCCAGCGCGTCCCTATGGACGTGCCAGCTCTTCAGCCCGCCGTTTTCCAAGTCGCTGACGGTCGATTGCCCTACGCCGAGCCGTTCGCCCAGCTGGGCCTGGGTCATCCCGACTTCCTTGCGGGACTTCTTCAGCTTGGCAGAGAGGGTCAGGGAATCGGCCATCCCCATTTTCTGCCTCAGAGAATATCGATGCGCGCCCGGTAAATCGGGGATTGCGATTATCGGATCATCCGATATTATCGGTTCATGTCCGATATCAACGTCATCGACCATCTCACCCGGCGTTTTGGAAACCAGACCCGCCTGGCTGAAGCCGCTGGCGTGTCGCAGCCGACCATCGCTGGGCGGAAGAAATCGAACTCGCTCTCTCATGACCAGATGCGTCGCATCATACGGTCTGGCCCGACGATGGGGGTGGCCATCAAGCCGGACGACTTCTTCCCCGAGTGGACGATCATGGTGCCGGGTGCCGCCAACGACACCCCTACCCAAGAGGCGGCGGCATGACTTCGCACCGCGTCTATTCGCCCGATGAGATCGTCGCCCGCCTCCAAACGGACGGTCGGCTTGATCAGAACATCGACCGGAGCGCCGGTCCCGATGCTTGCTGGCCTTGGCGTGGCACGCTGACCTCTAAGGGTTACGGCAGGCTGAGGGTCGGCGCTCGGACCTACCTCGCGCATCGCGTGACTTATGCCGCCTACGTGGCCGGCGCAGCACTTCTGGCGGATCGCAACGCTCTGGTCCTGCACAGCTGCGACAACCCGCCGTGCTGCAACCCCAGTCATCTGCGCATCGGCGACAACGCCGACAATATGCGTGACGCCCATGAACGTGGCCGCCTCAAGCTTCCTGTCGGTCGCAAGTTCAAAGCGGGCGAGCGTCGTGGCGGAAAGCTGGAAGCGTCGGACGTTGTCGCCATCAGACGGAACGCCGAGGGCCTTTCGCAAAGGGCCTGGGCGCGTCGTCTTGGCGTCTCTCAGACACAGGTCAGTCGGGCCTTTCATGGGGTCACCTTCCCGGAGGTCAGCGCCCTCCCCCGTGTCCCTCGCCGGAGCACCCCATGCTGAACAGCGACGATCTCCAGATGATCCGCGCCGTCGTCCGCCAGGAACTGACCGGCCTGCTCCATCCGAGCGTCCAGCGTGACCCGGCGCCCGCGCCTCCCCTGCCTGCCAACGATTTTCACGCAACTCACCCCGATCAACCTCCGCCTGACGCCGCCTGATTAGGGCGCGGAAGCGGAGCCGTCAGCAAGAACCTCCAATGGAACATCTTGGAAACATGGAAGCCGGAACGAAAACCATCGAACTGTCGCGAGGGATGGTCGCCCTCGTCGATGCGGCTGACCTCGATTGGCTGAGCCAATGGTCATGGTGTGCGGTTCCTGCCTCAGACGGCGGCACCTTCTACGCCCAGCGCAGCGGCAACCGACGCATGCACAACGCCATCATGCTGCCCCAGCGCGGTCAGTTGGTCGATCACATCAATCGGAACGGCCTGGATAATCGCCGGTCAAATCTGCGGTTGTGCTCCTTCCGGCAGAACATGGCCAACCGCAGCTTCAAGCCCGGCGTGAGCGGCTACCGTGGTGTCTATCGATACCGGGACCGCTGGAGCGCCAACATCAGCTTCAACGGCCGAAGCAAGGTGATCGCCACTTTCGACAATCCGACCGACGCCGCCCGCGCCTTCGATGCAGCGGCGCGGCAGCATTACGGCGAGTTCGCCGTCCTCAACTTCCCCAACGGAGAAAGCCAATGAACGCGAGGCAGCATTCCAGGCTGGCTCAGCAGTTGATCGCCGCCTGTGGCGGGCTTGATGAAGCCAGCGCCGTGTGCCGCGTCAGCCGAGCGGTGTTGTCGTCCCATCAGAACGTCCATCGCCCCGAATGCTTCATGACAGCGGACGTGATTGTGGATCTAGAGGCGTATTGCGGCGAGGCCTATCTGCTTGAACCCAACGGCACACAGGCGGCCATTTCTGCCGGCTACAGCCCGAACTCGGCGGCGGTCGAGGCGTCTCGGTTGCTAACCAACCCTAAGGTGGCTGCTGAGCTTGCCGAGCGCCGGCGCGTGCTGGAGATCAAGACGGGCATCACGCCAGAGCGCGTGTTGTCGGAACTGGCGAAACTGGGCTTCAGCGATATCCGGCAAGTGGTCCAGTGGCGGGCTAACGTGACGCAACTGGATGAAGACGACGAGACGGGTGAGCCGCGTCTTTCGGTCACCAACCAGGTGACGATCAGCGACAGTGCCGACCTGACGGATGAGGCCGCAGCGGCAATCTTGGAGGTGTCGCAGACGAAGGATGGCGCCCTGAAGGTCAAGATGCACGACAAGCTGGGTGCGCTGGTCAAGATCGGGCAGCACCTCGGAATGTTCAAGCCGCACGTCCCGGAGGCCCCAGGCAAGAAGGAGGCGGCCAACCTCGCGGCCATGAACGCGGAGGACGGGACCGATTGGGAGCGTCTGCTTAACTAGACCGCGACCCTGGTTCTGGTATTCTGTTGCGGACCGACGCGGCGCTGGTAACGCCGGGCCGGTCCTAACCTCAACGAGCGGTAGGACGCATCGTCATGGCTGATGCCGGTATAGCGGGCGTGGTGCGCATTTGCACCCGCTGTCACGAGCCTAAACAGGCTGATCTCGAAAGCTTTCCGCCCCACAAGATGGGGAAGTATGGCCTGCACTCGGTGTGCCGTCCGTGCAAAAAGAGAGACGACGCCGCGCGGCGCAATCGTCCTGAGCAGGTGGCGCGTCAGAAGGCGTGGCGAGACGCGAACAGGGACAGGGTGCGGACCTACAATCAGGCCTATCGGGACGCGGGCTACTGCTCGACCGATCATGTGAATCATTGGCGTAAGAGCAATATTGACCACGCCCGCCGAGAAGAGGCCCGGCGAAAGCGTGAGCGCCGAGCGACCGATCCAACCTTCCGGCTTCTTTGCCGGCTCAGGGCCAGGCTTAGGTCGATGATCGACAAGAAGGGCAAGCGAACAGATCAGGTTCTCGGCTTCACGGCGGATGATCTGAGGGCGCATCTGGAGCGCCAATTCGTAAAGGGCATGGGCTGGCACAACATGGGCGAATGGCACATCGATCACATCGTCCCCGTCTCGTCCTTCACGATCACGAGCGCGGATGACGCGGATTTTAAGGCGTGTTGGGCGCTGACGAACCTGCGCCCCATGTGGGCTGATGAGAACCGGTCCAAGGGCGATAAGCGGCTGACGCTGCTGTAGGCATGGCCTGGGACACGTCGTGCCCGGATTGGGCGGAGCGCATAAAGGACGGACGGCCGCTTATCCCGGACCTCCCGTTGGTTAAGCCAGAAGCGGATCGGGCGGTCGCGATCTTCAATAGCCTGAGACTGCCTGACGTTCCCGGTCAACCCCGCATGGCTGAAGCCGCTGGCGATTGGCAGCGTGACTTGGTGGCGGCGGTCTTTGGGTCTTACGATCCGGCGTCCAACGAGAGGCATATCCGAGACTTCTTCTGCATGGTGCCGAAGAAGTCATCGAAGACCACGGCTGGCGCGGCGATCATGCTGACGGCGCTACTCAAGAATAAGCGCCCGAACGCTGAGTTTCTGCTGATCGCACCCACGCTGGAGATTGCGGACCTCGCCTATCGACAAGTCGTCGGGATGATTGAGGCCGATCCGGTTCTGGCCAAGAAGTTTCACGTTCGCGACCACATCAAGCGGATCACCTATCGTCCGACGAAGGCGTTTCTCAAGGTCAAGAGCTTTGATCCTAAAGTCGTCACGGGGTCGAAGCCGAGCGGCGTGCTGCTGGACGAGTTGCACGTCATCGCGGCCTCGCCGGAAGCGGACCGGGTGATCGGGCAGTTGAAGGGCGGCCTCCTGCCGAACCCCGAGGCCTTCTTCATTACGATCACGACGCAAAGCGAACGGCCTCCAGCTGGCGTTTTTAAGGCGGCGCTAGCGACGGCGCGGCGGGTGCGGGACCTACGTCACCGGCGCCGCGAACGCCGCCGACAATCCCCTCGGAGCGATCCAGGTGACTACGGCGGCCGCTGCTGCGGCGGTCACGACCGATGAGCTGATCGACCTGGTCTACAGCTTGCCGGGCGTGCTGGCGCAGAACGCGCGCTTCGTCACCAACCGCAACAGCCTGTCCAAGGTTCGGAAGCTGAAGGACGGCGACGGCAACTACATCTGGCAGCCCTCGCTGCAGGCGGGCCAGCCGGCCCAACTGCTGGGCTACCCGGTGACGGAAATGGCGGCGATGCCGAACATCGCGGCCGGCGCCGTCGCGACTGAAGACCTTGCTCAGAAGCAGCAGCAACTTGTCGATCTGGCGAACGAGACGCGGACCTCGACTGAGGACACGATTAATCTCTATCGCCGCCTTGCCATCGCCATGGGCGAGATGGGGCGATCCGAGTCCGATACGCTCCGGCTGACAGAACTTTTGAACAAGGCATTTCAGTCCTCCGGTGCTTCGACGCAGGAAGCGGCAGCAGCGGCCTTGCAGCTCTCGCAGGCGCTGGCTTCTGGCGTGCTTCAGGGCGACGAGCTTCGCTCCATCCGTGAAAACGCCCCTCTTCTAGCCCAAGCAATCGCCGATGCGATGGGCGTAGGTATCGGCGAACTGAAGAAGCTGGGGGCCGAAGGAAAGATTACCGGGCGGATCGTTGCCGACGCCATCATTGGCGCCGCCGATGACATCGAGACCCGGTTCAACGCGACCACGGCGACGGTTGGACAGGCTCTCACCATCCTGAACAACCAGTTGGGCGCTTACATCGGCCAAGGCGATCAGAGCATTTCCGCCACGCAGCGCATGGCGCAGGCGATCATAGCGCTGGCGAACATCCGGCGCTTGGAACGCGAAGCTGCTCTTCGTCAGCGGATCGCCGAATATGTTGAGCGGTATGGTGTCGCGGGCGTCGGCCTAGCCGTTGCTGAGCAACTGAAGTTCGACCAAGCCGCGTCGGAATGGCGACGAGGCAGTTGCCAGGATCGCGCGCCAAGCGGCCGCCGAGGGGACCGCACAAGCTATCGCGCAGTCCCGCATGGACGCCGCGAATGATCGGCGCGCGTCGAAATACAGACTGAGCGGACGGGGCTAACTGTGGCGATCACTCTCCAACTCCTTCCATCAACCACGACCTACACCCTGCGGGAGGTCGCGGCCGGAAACATCCTGCGCCCTGCTTTCGGCGGTCCACTTCAGCCCCTGACCCGCAAGGGCGACCATTGGGCCGTGGACGTGACTATTCCCGCCCTTGATGCGCGGGGATGCGGCATGGGATTGTTCGCTGACCTG